GCGGTGATCCGTATTATCCGAAGTGGTGATGTGATCCCATATATACAGTCGGTAACGGTTCCCGCGGAAGTAGCGAAGATGCCAACGGAGTCGTATCATTGGACGGAGAGTGAAGTGGATATCGTATTGAATAATATAAACGATAATATGGTCGTCCAGCAAAAAAACATAACCGATTTTTTTACTACATTGAAGGTGGACGGGTTATCAACTGGTAATGTAAATCGATTAATGAAAGCGGGATTTAACACAATCGCCAAGATTATTTATATGAAAAAAGAAGATTTTAAAACAGTAGAGGGATTCGGTGAGAAGATGGTCGATAAAATCTATGATGGTATCCGTTTGAAGTTGGAAGATGCAAGTCTTGTAAAAATAATGTCGGCATCAAATATGCTTGGGCGTGGCCTAGGAGAAAGGAAGATAAATTTGATTATGAGTAGATATCCAAATGTATTGACATCGGTCAGTTCAAAAGATGAAAAACATGCGAGGTTAATTGAAATAGACGGAATCGGTAAAGAAAACGCGTCTAGTTTTTTGGACAACATGAGTAATTTTATAAATTTCTTACGTGAAATCGGAAAATCAAATATGTTGACGCGCTCGCCAAAAAGATCAACGCCGGTAACTAAAGATAGTAATCATATATTGAATGGCAAGCGTATAGTGATGACAAAAGTGCGTGATGCTCGAGTATTGTCATTACTAGAACAACACGGTGGTATATTAGATAATAGTGTTACAAAAAATACTTTTCTTCTGATAACGAAAAGTATGGATGACGTCTCATCCAAAATGAAAAAAGCCGAAGAGTTGGGAATACCAGTCCTAACTCCCGACGATTTTCTAAAGGAATACTTGAAATAGATTACAATTGTATTCGCAATGCGTTAAAGATATCTGCGTCGACATTTTTCATATGTATAGGCTCGGATTCCCAACATGAGNGACAATCACTGACGCTCAAGTTCCATTCAGGAGTAATTTCAGAAATAACCCCATTAAAGAGTTTCTCCGCCCGTGTTTTATGAAAGTCGGATGTAGTAATTATAACTTTATCTGATTCTTTCAAATCCGATTCCTGCATCCACTTGCTAAAATTAACGAAATTTTCCGCAGTATTAGTAGCAGTATGGTCGGTATAAATGTCAATATTCGGATGTACGTCTTGAATTTTCCTTTGCATAATAGATGCCTCTGTCTCGACGTTCCCGTTGTTCGATCCTCCTGATAAATACAAGGTAACTGGGTCTGAATTCGAGTTGATGTAAGTAATTACAGATTGAATTCGTTGATTCTGTATTATGGGATTAGCACATCCTAATAATAGAATAACATGTCTAATATCGTTTCTAGGCGGATGTAGATAATTATTAACTGCGTAATAAATAATAATAGAAAGTAATGTGATAGAAACTGTAACCATCATTGTAAATATAATATCGTTTGTTTGATATGAGTATAAATTGATTCTCATATCAAAAAGTTTTTCAATTTTATCGTGTAATGGTATGTGTTCGTGGAGGGATAATACGAACCTGTATAATATTTGAAAATCGAACCTTTTTTTGCTTTGATGGTTCTGTAGTCGACATTATTGATGTATGAAAACAATTATAGGTGATGCCAGGTCCGTGGAATAATAATTGTCGAACACAATACATAAATTGTTTGGCTGAGTCATACAATATCACAACAAAACAATTAGGTATTTCTAAAATCCTGAATCCTGTAATATTAGTAATAGGTGGGAAGTGTATCAATATTCATGATATTATCAATAGCAGTGTCAGTTACACTCAAATATTGATTGAAGTAGTCGAATTTGAGTTGTTCCTGCGGAGTATGCTTATGTACGGTGCGTGCAATCATTTTATATAATTTGAAATCGGGATAACGTTCGTCGCCGTTTTTCTTGTATAATACATTTTTACCATTATCATCAAGGCACCATCGATGTATAGTTTTTTGTAGTTCATCATAATCTTGGTATTCAAGTTGGTCGGGAATAATAAAATCGTAAATAGAACAACCTAATCGACAAAGATCAAAACTCATGTTCGGTTCAATTCTCGGTTTATTTTCATTAAAGAAAGGTTCGGTATTATATTGCGTATCGGCGTCTCCGCTGGGTGCGAAACTGTCGCTACAATATACAAGATTATTAAATGTATAAATACTGCGTCCAAAATCAATAATTTTGTAAATTTTACCAAAAGTAGGAACTTTATATGTATTGTTCTCGAATTTATAATATAGATATGGAATTTCAGTATTAATATACATAATATTATTTGTATGCAAATCGTTGTGAGTAAACAAGAATAATTTTTGGTATATAATTAATGACATAATTACTTGAAAAAGTGCGCTAGATGCGATTTCGTCTGTAATCTCTCCATTTGTAAATAGGTCATCGAACGTTCCGTCGCATTTTTCAAGACAAATTAACTGTACTGGGAAATCTTTTATAATTGCGTATTTTTCTTGTTCGTCTGCCGACAATTCTGAACCATCACATTCGGTCTCATCGCTTTCAGTTTCCCAATCATCTTCATCGTCAGAGTCGGCATTGCTTTCATTTGAGTCGGTCGTATATGCGAGTGAACTGTCATCGCTACTACTGGACGTGTCGTCGTCCATAGTTTCGTTTTTGTCAATATTGCGTTCATTCATTGCTTCATCATATATAATACATGAATCGATTGGTTCTATAGTAGACTGAATATCGGTAATAATATCATCAAGTTTGATAGCATTAAGACTATATTTATTTGTTTTTGATATACATAGTTTATTACGTTTACATCTAGAACCATCAGTCATGACTTCATCATTGCTTACATTTTCCAAGGTAAATAAATTATTTATATTTTCATTAAAAAAATAGGATGAGGTTAAAAAATCAATATCGTCAGTGATAATACATTTATGATTCGATTGTATGCCTAGATATGACCCGTAAAAGTCAAGAGAGTTAGTGATATTATGAGTATGCATAGTCATACTACTGAGATAACAAAAGAAGGTGTCTACATAAGCACAATTGTTAGTAGATTTTAATTTCGGAAGCACATTATGTGATATATCAGTGGATATAGCATTGGAATAGGGTAAATTAGTAAGGAATTCTCTATCGTCTTCGTATTTACCAACCATGTATCGAAGTGGGTCAAGTAACGGAGAATATTTAATAAAGGAAGGTTTATTCAATGTGTTGAAATGAGAATCGGTAACTAAATTGTTATTTCTAAAATGATAACAATGGTTTAATTGAATAGAATCATGATTTTTGTTGGACATAGTGAAATGTAAATCATAGATAGGGTTATAATTCTGTAGATTATAAACATTATTAGATGAAACATCTAAAGTAGTCGACCCGTCAATCAAAGATGGTATATTCGAACCGTCTAAATGTTTGGGTTTATGATACCCAATCAAAAATTTGGATTCTAATGTATGAGAGGTCATAGTAATTAAATAATATTATATACGGATTAATTACAAAAAATAATAGAATTTCAAACCAATAACATTATGTACTCGTTTATAATACTTTAGTATTATATCATTATAAAGTATTGATAACAGAATGACTCTTGAATTAAAAAAATTTAATATGCGTGAAATAACATTTAAACCGGATGAAAACAAGGGACCGGTAATTGTTATGATAGGTCGTCGTGATACAGGAAAATCGTTTTTGGTTAGAGATTTGCTATTTTATCATCAAGATATTCCAGTTGGTACAGTGATGTCGGGAACTGAAGCCGGTAACGGATTTTATGCAGCACATGTTCCGAAAGTCTTTATCCACGAAGAATATAATACAGTGCTTATTGAGAATGTACTACGTAGACAAAAAACGGTATTAAAGCAAGTAAATAAACAGTTAGCAGAGTATAAACGGACAACAATTGACCCAAGATGTTTTGTAATTTTAGATGATTGTCTATACGACCAATCTTGGACTCGTGATAAAATGATGCGTTTATTGTTTATGAATGGCCGTCATTGGAAAATCATGTTAATTATTACTATGCAATATCCATTGGGTATTCCTCCCAATTTAAGAACAAATATAGATTATGTGTTTATATTAAGAGAACCTTACTTGACAAACCGTAAACGTATATGGGAAAATTATGCGAGTATGTTTCCAACATTGGAGTCGTTTTGTGGAGTTATGGATCAGACAACTGAAAATTACGAATGCTTGGTTATTAATAACAATGCGAAATCGAACAAATTAAACGATCAAATATTTTGGTATAAAGCCGAGAGTCACCCTGACTTTCGTTTAGGTGCCAAAGAATTTTGGGAAATCTCAAAAAATATTGGGTCAGACGATGAAGATGATGCGTATGATCCAAGCAAATCAAAAAAGAAAGGACCACAAATCAATGTAAAAAAGAGTAAATGGTAAGGCATATCAAATAATGGTGACATATTCATCAAAACCGGATAATGATTTGCATATTTTTGAATTAGTAATTTCTTTATCTAAATAAACACTTAATTGATCTAGATTTTTT